CAAGTCTACATCCACGAAACATTTGATTCATTAAATCCCATGGCATTTCAAGACCCATTTGAGGTTTCGACAAATATGTAATAATGTCTTTTGTTGTGTTGTCATTAAGAACAATAGATTCTTGATTAGCAAGGATTACCGTTGAGATTTTATCAGCTTTTGCACGAATCAACTTATAAATATCCGATGGAGTCCAATCATTAAATTTTCTATGATGTAAAAGTTTTTGTACTCCAAATCCATTTCTACTATATTCTCTTATCAGAGAATATTTTTTTACCAAATTAAAATAATTTTTAAAATCTTCCGGATCAGATAACTCCATCCATTCAGTAACTAATTTATATCCACCAAGTTTTTTATATGTTTTTAATCTTTCTTCATCTTGAGACATAAATGCATTTACTTTATTTTCATCAAAATTTTGACTAAATGTGCGATACATCAAATCAAAACAATCGTAAAAAAATCTTGTCGCGCTATCGTCTAGGTCATATTTAGATCTAACAAAATTTCCCCATGAAATGTAGAGATCGGGTTTTTTAAATAAACTTCCTACAAATAAAATTTCAGATGTTAAATTTACTAATTCTTTTTCATCTAATTCTTCACTCATCTATATTATATCTCCTCTAAGTAATCTGCAATTTCTTCTATTTTATTATCATTGTTAATATTATTCAATGTATATTTGTTTATTAATTTATAATCCATTTTTGTTTGTTCTTCAATAATTCTATCTTTATTTTCATTCGCTCTCTGTTCATCCTTCCACTTCCTATAACCACTCACTTTTGACATGAGGATTGCTAAGTCGTACCACATCCTCCCAATCCCATCCATACTCTCACCTTTACTCAATTTCCATTGATATGTTTTGTCAAGATAGCTTTCTTTCCTTATCCACATATCTAATAAATCTTCCGCGCAAACAGGTTCTGTTAAGTTTTTATAAGTGCCATTAAAAACACTATTAAATTTAACAAAAATAAAAGATGGGGTGTAAACAAGTTCATATCTTTTTTCAAGATACTTATAAAGATGATTCTCACTTATAATTTTTTTTATTTTATCGTTGCTTTGCAACTGTAATTTTTTAGCTAATTCAAGAATTTCTTCTTGAGATAATTTATTTCTTTTTTTGTCATTCATAAAAGTAATAAAACAATCATAATGATAATATTCTTCATTTTTATAAAGAACAAATTTATCATTTTCTAAAACAATTTTTTCTTTACATAAATGGCATTTACGGGTTGTTTGTATTTCCATTTTTATACTTTCTTGTATGAGATATTTCTTTGTAATTATTTGTAATTACTTGTAGTTATTATAATAATGGGTAGGCAATTAAAATTTATTAAAATTCTATGCCTACCCATTATAAAATTATAATAATTTATTTACTTGATACGACTTTTAGAATTGTCTTCAAAACTTCAATATCAGTAACTTCTTTATATTTGGTAGGAACGTTATGTTCTTTTAGTTCTTCCTGTTTTTGACGTTTTGATTCTTTATCCAAAGAAGCAATTTCTTTGTCAATCAATGTGATATAATCTTCTGGAGTTTTAAGAGAATCGGCCTCATCTACATTACCAGTTTTTGCTTTGGCAATATAATTTGCGGCATCTGCATCACGTTTTGCAACTTCTTGTTTACGCATCTTTTCAATCTCTTTTTGATCAACTGGTTTGCCGAATGAAGATGCGACGCCTTGGTTAAATGCATCAAGATAATTTTTTGCAGACATTTCTACCTTTTCGGGCATATTGCTGAAACGAGAACCAGCATCAACAAAACCATCATTACGGAAAAAGATATAGCGAGATGTTCCCTCTAGCTTATTATCTTTAACATTTTTTACAACCATGAAGGTGCAAATTAAATCCGCTTTATCACTAAAGATTTTGTCAAATCGACTTTCCATGTTAGATGTCAACTGACTATAAGTGTCCTCTTCAGTTTTGCCTTTAATCTCCTTGACCTTAGTGTGGCTAATAAAAACTAGTCCATAACCAGCGAGTTCAAGTCGATGAATTTGATCATTGATCAAATCTTGAACCATGATGTGGCCTTGACCGAAACCGCCCAACGCGGCATTTAGAGTGAATACTTTCTCGCCTTTACGTTGATAATGAATTTTCAAAACTTTGTCAGAAGCAATTGAAACCAATTCATCCACGGTGTCTAAGCCAATTAAACGGAATTCATTGTCTTGTTTCTCTTCTACAAGGTCATCTACAATTGAAACAAAATCTTCCCAAGTTGGCGCTTCCACGGCAACGATGTCTGAAAGAGCTTTATAGCCTGTTTCTGTTCCGGCCGACACCAACAAACCGTACTTGCTATCTCCATAGGCTTGGATCACAACGTCTCGGAAAAGTGTTGTTTTCCCGATTTTGGGAATTCCTCGCCAGTAATGGCGATATGATCCCAAATCGGTTTTAAGTACATTTTTTGTATATTTCATTTATTTAAATCTCCTTTATCTTCTATAATATTTAATTTTGCTTTATCGCCATATAATTCTGTAACCTTATTATTATACGCCAATGCAGCATCTTCTTCCGTTTCGTATATTCCAATATATATTCTTGTTTCATTATAAGTTGTTCTTGCAACCCATTTTTTACTGTCTTTTTTTAAACTTATTCCAACATACTTGCTACTAGTATTATTTGAGTGTTTGACTCCTAGAAGAGATTCAGATAGTTTATCTCTCGTTTCTTGAGTAAATACTTTACCCATTCCAGATTTAGACATTTTTTCTTTTGTCTCTTCTGAGGCAAATGTTCCCTTTCTTGCAATAGACAATTTATTTTTTGTTTCTTCTGATTTTGGCACTCTTAATTTTAATATAGTTTCTTCTGTATGATGTTTCCCATAAAAATAATTATTTTCTCCAGAATGCGCAATAGATAATTTTAATTTTGATTCTTCTGTGTGTTTTCTTCCTCTCATTGGTGTATTACCACCCCAAGAAATATTATATCCCCATTCAGAGGCATGAGAGTGTAGAAATTTTATGAAAAATTTTTCAAATAAATCTAAATTTTCTATTTCACAAAACAATAATGTATAAAAAATAAAATTTTCTTTGCCATATTTATTCCAAGCATTTTGTAATATTGTACAATTATCTCTTTTTTTTAACAATTCATTTCTATGGATTCTAAATCTTTTATATATATTTTCGGCTTGCCCTATATATCTTTTACCATTAATTAAATTTTCTATACAATAAATTCCGGGTAATTTATATTCTTCCATATTATTATATTGTATAGGATTATTTATTTGTTTATAAATAATCCTATACAAATATTAATCCATTACTTTAGAATTCTATCAATTTGGTCTTGTGTGTAATCTGCTTTTTCAAGCAAATTTCTAAAACACAAAACAATCATATCCAATTCTTCTTCGTCCTCGTGGTCTTTCATCTTGATGAAAGCGGAGACTTCATCTTCGTCTGACTGAATTTTCATTACAATCTTATTCATAACGATCACCAAGCTTCATCAGCGTCCTCTTCTTTTTTACCTTCAATTTTACTATCTCCACTACCCCAATCTTCTTCTCCATCACCAAAATCTTTCTTGGCGGTGTCATTGGCTTTCATAGTCTCAATAGCTTTTTCAATTTCCTTTTCTGAATAAATTTCTTTTTCAATCGATTCAGGATCTGCTCCGGTGATAATAAATGTCTTACGATACTGTCCCGTAAGCTTATCTAATGGATTCTTATCGCCCCAGCCATCATTTTCATCACTATCTTCGACAACTTCTGTATTCTTTACAGTTCGAATTTTACCCCAAACTTTGATAGCGGTAAATGGTTTTAGACTTTTTCTAAACTTGCTTGCAAGAGTTTCGTTTTCCACAACAAAATTTGCATCTTCTACTGTAGCGTAATTTACAATTTTAGCATCAACACTAAAACCTGCATCTTCTTTAGTTACGGCACTAAATACAATGGGCTGTGCAAAAATTGCATCTGGTTCAAAACCAACGACTTCAAAATCAACTGGTTTACAAAGAGAAATCTGAGTAACAACCAATTTGGAATTGTGTTGAAGTTCCCCGCCCTGATTTGTAAAATGTGAAAATTCAATATTGCCACGAACATAAACAGAAACACCGTCTTTAAGAGTCTCAGAAATATACTTTGTGGCGTCGAAAGGTGTAAGGTGTTTAATATCATTTACTTCACCACCCTTACCATTATCAGTTTTTTCCAAACCAACATTCACGCCAATAAGAGAATAGCCTTCTTTGCGGAATGTATAGCGGTCTTTCCACGCAACCTTTTCAGTAGTCGGTTTCTCACCTTTATCACCACGCTTAGAGAACCACACGCTATCCTGTGGCATCCCAGTAAGCCCTACAAACAATGTCTGATTCTTATCGAAAGTAATACCAAAATTTACAGCACGAAAGTCCTTACCTGTTTTTGTCTTGGTTTCTTTGTAGAACGACTCGCGCCCTACACCAGTCACAACACCCTTAATCTCAAAAGTGCCTTTTTGCTGTGGAAGCCCTAGACCTTTATTTTTTTCTGCCATTTTTTAATCTCCATTTTTCTTTTTATAATTTACTTTTTGTTTTTTTATTTTTTAATTTCGTTTTCTTTTTATGATTTGTTTTTTATATTTTGTTTTTTATGTTTCTATCATCTCTCCTATTTTATTTGTGATAATATTTAGAGTATTTATAATATTATCTCTATAATTAATATCTTTATAATCCAACGTTTTACAATATTCACAATTTTCTTCCGAACTATCACCAATAATAATATTATAACAATTATCGTATTTTTCTTGCAAATATTTGGCTATATTTTTATCACAATTATGAATTACCAATAAGTTTGCTTTGTCACTAACAATAAATTTATCAACCATCTCTGAAATATAACTGTTTTCAAAATCAAAATGTTTGTTGGCAATTGTATTAAAATCATCTAAAAAATCATAATATTGTTTATTTTTAATACCTTCCCACCCTAATGATCTTGTCAACATAGATAATACATTTCTGTGATTGATATTCCAAACCCAAAAACCAATCTCTTTAGCCGTACTAATAAATTTTGTCTTCCCCTCTGCAATACCGTCTAACACTAAAATTGCTTGTTCCATTAATAAGTATATCTCCTTTTGATTACAATAATGTGAGTGTTCTCTCTGTTTATATATTTAGGTTATTTTTTTATTCTCCTTGTATTCAATTTTCTATAACAATCAAAGATGATTGATTATATTTAAATAAGCAATTGATTCTTCATCGAATTTAGTGGTTTTATTGAAACCACATGGCTTAAAAATCTCTGGACAAATTCCATTTCGATAAACACATGGTTTTACACATAATGAATATAATTCTGGCGTTACGCTATTTATTTCCATCAAAACTTCTTCCCAAGCTAATCTAGTTTCCGCACTAGCATTAGTGCATTTTCTGGCTTTAGAAATATTCAAAATTGTTTGAGCATTAGCAATACATCTGTGATTTACAGGAGTATCTTGTGGAGCTTTTCTACGGTCATATAATTTTTGAATATCATTTCTTTGAGAACTTACAAAATGAGTAATTCCTTCATGATGTCGAACAAAATGAACACTAATCCATGAAGGCAAATCAATCCATTCCCAAACATATTCCAATGATCTTATTGGGGAATGTTCACTAAATAAAAATTTAGTTTTAAGTTTCGAAGAAGGAATGACATCAGAATATTTTCTTTGGGTTGTTAGTGCATTATTTCTTACTATTTTCCAATCTTCATCTGTTGGATATTTAATTAAATTTACTGTCAATTAT